GCCGATTCTGGAACTGTCGCGCTTGGACCACTCCGCCCTGCTGCGCACTGTGGCATAGCGCAGCGACGAATACCTGATAGCACTCACTGTAGCGGTTCGCTCCGACAGGGGCGGGCCGCTACTTCGTGCGTGTCGATGCGTCGATGATGCGCGGGACGGTCGTATCCTGTGCGAGCCGCCGGCGTCTATCCGCCAACGCGCGTCGGCGGCGCAACCTGTCGTATCTGCGACAGATTGACCCCGTGGCGTAGCGATCCTCGGTAGCCTCCCCGAACCTGTTCGGGAGGTGCCCACCATGTCCATAGACGACCTTGCAACCGGGATCGGCGGTAGCCGCGAGTCGGTGAACCGTGCCGCTGGTGAGGTTCTGGCGATGAAGACGAAGGCGGAGGAGCTGTCCACGGCGTTCTCCGGGATGAGTGCTGAGTCGATGTCCGCGTACATGACCGAAGTCGCCGGCCAACTCGATACCGCGCACCAGACGTTGACTGGGGTGGCTGACGGGCTGGAGCAGACGCAGTCGACGGCCGCCGGCGCGAAACAGCATCAGGGCGGTTTACTCGGCGGAGGCACCCCCGGGTCGACACCAACGGCAGCGAGGCGGCCGACATTCAAGGCGATCCGCACCGACCCCGGAAAACGCGACGAGATTGCGCCGTACGTGGGGTTGAACTATGCAGTCGCTACCTTGTGGGATCGGGATGGCAACGAAGTCGTAGGCGTGCACTCCGCCGACGACGACGGGCCGGCGAAGGACGCGAACTGGAAGCAGCCGTGGGTGGACTATCCACGGTTGCGGCGGCACGTTGAGGCGCACGCCGCTGCCCGAATGCACCGGGACGGCCATAACGAAATGGCCATGTACATCAACATGGCTCCATGTACTTACCCTGATGGGTGCAAGGTCAACCTGCGTGATCTTGTACCGGGCGATTCCACACTGTATGTGCATTGGGTGAAGCCGGACGGCACCGTGCGAGTGATGCCGTTCAAGGGAACAGGAAAGGCGATCGATGACTGACACCCGGGTGACCGCGCCGGCCGAAATTCTGGCCGAGATCGTCGCCGCATTCGAAGACAACGCGGTGCGCGACTTGGAAGCATTCGCCGCCGCTCGTGGTGTGACACCACCGGACGACCGGGACGGTTGGACGATCACCTACGAGTGGGGCCCGAACGGTGAAGATAACGGCCTTCACTGGTACCAACCCGACGATGAACCATCGCACCCTATCGACTGAAAGCGCGCTGCCCACCGGGCACGAAGAACGGGCCCCCGCCATCCCTCGGGAGGGACAGCGGGGGCCGGTGCGTGTGGTGGTTGGTCTCAGTGTTTGGGTGGCCAGGTCGTCGACGAGTCGATGCGTTCGACCGCACCGTCGGCGCGGTAGTAGGTCTGGGTTTCGCTCTGCGCCGGAGGCTGTCCGTATGTGGGTTCGTCGCGGCGGCCGAGCAGGATGCCGAGCCACGGCCAACGTCGTTCGGCCAGGCGTACAGCGCTGTAGTAGATGGCGACCGCGACGCCGGTCAACGCTATGGACGCCTCGGCGGTGAGGTCGTCGCCGATCGAGAGGCCGAGGGTTGCCAGCCATGCGAGGCCGGCACCGACGGCGACGGGCACCCACGTGCGGATAAGGGATACGAGAGTGTCAGACATTGGGGTTGCTCCGTTCGGTTGGCCAGTGCCAGGTTCCCGGGGTCTGTCCTATTGGCACGTTGTATTCGCGGTAGTCCTGGCCGAGACCGTGTACGAGTAGGTCGACGGTGGTGTCGTCGGGTAGTTCGGCGGTGAAGGCGGCGGGCCTGGCGGTGGTGGTGTGGGTGATGGCCGGGCTGGTGGCGCTGGTGACGGTGCGAGGTTCGGTTGTCCACCGGTCGGCGACGGCGGCGATGGTGGTGGAGCGGGTGCGTAGCACGGTGGCCGGTGATATCACGTCGTTGCCGGGCCCGTTGTCGATTTTGGACCGGTACAGGACGGTGTCGCCGAGGCCGGGCGCGCGCAGGGTGAGAGCGTCGAGCCGGTCGTACTTCTCGGCGGTGGTGTGGCCATCCCATCGGGCGCGGGGGTCGCTGGCGGGGACGCGGGTGACGTGGTCGAACAGGTCGAGGTCGGCGACCGCGAGGTGCCAGGACAGTTGTCCTGTTGGGGTGTCGATGTAGATGACTGGCCAGTCGGGTTCATCGGTGGTGGCGATGACGGCCGGGTACCGGCTGGCGAGGTTCGCGACGAGGTGGGCGCGTTCGCGGTAGACGTTGCTTTCGGAGTCGGTCATTGGTCATTCCTGTTCGGTGACGGCGGATAGCCGCGCAATCTCGGCCGTGAGGTGTGCTTCGCGGGTTTCGTAGTGCTCAAGGCGGCCACGCAACTCGGTGAGCTCGGCACGGAACTGCGCCGCGCGGGTGCTGCACTCGGCGAGCTCTCCGCGCGCCCGTGCGAGCTCGGCACGGGTGTCGGCCAGTTCACCGCGTAGCGCGCCGATGAGGTCGCCATACGCGGCGTATATCTGGCTATGCGCCTCGGCCGTGATCTGTTTGACCTGCGCCCGGCGGAGCCGCCGGCCAACGATGGCGGTGACGCCGGCCGCGCCTGCGGTCGACAGCACGCCGGTGCCGCCAATCGCGGCGGCCAGGGTCACCAGGTCCATTTAGGGCCCGTCCTGTCCGACGCCGGCCGCGAGGATCGCGGCGAACTCTTCGGCGATGGCCTGGCCGATCTCGGCGGGGGCGATGTCGCCCAGCCGGGCGGCGACCCGCTCGGCCAGGGGGCCCGCGATGGTGTGTGCGAGCGCGGCCAGTTCGGCGGTGCGCTGTTCGGTCTCGACGCGCGCGGCCCGGTCGAGTTCGGAGCGGACCATGTCGCGGATGGCACCGAGGTCATCGCCGCCGACGGCGGCAAGGATCGCGGCGAGGGTGGCGGTGGTTTCGCGGTGCCGGTCGGCCGCACGGCCGGCCTCCCTGTAAACCTCGTCTTTGGCGCTGCGAGCGTGCCCGTAGCCGCTGCCCAATGCGGTGTTGACGTTGATGGTCGTGGCCAGGTCGGGCCACCGGTCGAGCGCCCATTGTGGTAGCCGCACAGCGTCGGTCAGGTCCATGGTGGTGTCACCTTCCATATATCGGCTGAATAGCTTGGTCTTGTCGCGTTTCTCGCTGTCTCGGAAATATGAGATGTGGGTGTGCCACAGGTGCGAGTCATCGCCGGTCGATCGGCGGCCGAGGCGATCCCAACGGCGAACGGTTCGGCCATCCGTCGAATAGATGACTTCGCGGATGTCGGCCGTATCGGGTGCCCCGGCGCGGCATTGGTCGACGAGCCACGCCGAGAACTGCCGGAGGTCGCGACCGCCCTTGGTGAACGTCCCGACGTCGAGGGCACTCGCGGCGTCGGTCAGGCCACGGCGGTCGCGCGGCGACTCGACGACGCTGTAATCGCCGTTGATCGTCCGGTCGGCTCCACAGTGGTATCCGCCCCTGTGGTTTGGGCCGCCGATGATCCCGACCGAAGCAGCGGCGACGCCGTACTCACGGATGATGTACTCCCGGGCATCCATAAGGGATTCTGGTGCGTAGGTCATTGGTTGTGTCTCCTATGGGGACGGCACCCACAGCATGGTGCGGTGGAAGATGGTGGCGGTACCGGAGACGACCTGGTGAACCATGACCGCGTTGTAGGTGTTGCCAGCGGTCAGGCCGGTCAGGTGGCGCAAGGTGGCGGCACCAAGTCGGTTGGTGGTCGTGTTCACCCCGGGGGCGGGATTCTCCAGTGAGTCGTCTTCGGAGGGGATGCCGCCGGGAATGGTGGTGCCGGCGCCGACGGTGGAACCGGCGCGGATGTGGATCGACACGTTGGCGTTGGTGGCGGGGCTACCGATCGATCCGAAGCGGCAGTGAAAGAAGATTGTGCCTCGGCCACTGGTCGGGGCCATGAAGGACATGCCGCATACGTTGGCGCCGGTCTGCCAATCGGCGTGACCGAAGTTGTCCTCATTGGCCTGTTGCTCGGCCCACGCTGTCGGCGGGAAGTCGAGTGCCCGAATGATCTGGCCGGCGAATGGCATGGGGTGCTCCTTAGAGTGCGTAGACCGCTGGATTGGCCAGTGCCGCCGATGCTCCGACGGGGTGTGGTTTGGCGATGCCGTTGACCGACCGGGTGACGGTGAACCGTTGGAGTCCGTCGCCGGGTTCGTCGACGATGCTGGCGACGGTCATGACCTCCCCACCGATGATGATGTTGAAGGGGAAGTCGGCGACCGGTTCGCCGGTTTGTATCCAGCGAGGGCCCTTGACGGTCTTTAGAACGATCTCGGTCTGGACGGCGTCGACCGCGGTGGTGGTTTCGGTTCCGGCGGTGTCGTACCGGTCGGTGTCGTAGGTGCCGGTGCGCCAGGGCGACGCCGGTGAACAGTTCGCGGTGACGTCCAGGCCGACGACACCGATCGACTCGGTGAAGCCCTGCGCCAACTGTTCGATCCGGCCGGGTGGCAGATTCGGCGGTGGGTTGTCGATGGTGAGTGCGTCGCCGACGTCGAGGGCTGCCATGTCAGGTATCAGGTCGGGATTGGCGGCCAGGTCGACGCGGACGGTCGGGTACCGGGCCTCGTCGACGGTGCCCAGGTGTACCCGCCACGCCGCCTGTGACCCGAGTTGCTGGTCGGCGGCGACGTTGACGGTGGTCGAGGTGTCGTACCGGCCGACACCGGCTGGCGGGTCTGCGACGTTCAGCGGCCCATCGGTTTGCTCGACCTGAACGCTGTTGCCGCCGGAGCGGGAGGCGGTGACGTCGTTGCGGGTCGACTGGTCGTCGTCGACGGGTTCGAACGGTTCGGAGATGTGGCCGGCGCCGTAGTCTAGGGCGACCGCCGTGGCGCCGCCAACGTAGACGTTGAAGGTGTGCTCCATGACCGGGGTTTCCATTTGGTACCCGGTGGCGGTGACGGCGATGGTGTGCCCGTGGTCGCGGATGCCGATCACGCCGTATTGGCCTCGGCCGGCCGAGGCGCCGACGTTGAACCACGGCAACGGTTCGGCGAAGCTGGAGTCGAGGGCGGCGAACTGGAACCACGGGAAGTTCCCGAAAGGCTGCCCGGCTGCCGAGGCGATGCCGTTGGTGTGGGAGTCACCGGAGACACCGAACATGCGCGGCAGCCAGTTCCTGGTCGGGTCGCCGCCGGGTGCGGCGAACAACTTCACAAGCTGGTCACGCTCATCGGTGAACGAAGCCCAGCCATCGGTGGCGGTGCCGAGCCATTGCGACGGCATCACCCAGCACAACAGCTCGGCGTCGGTTGTCGATAGGAGAGCGTCCATCCACGCGCGTTGCGCCGCACCCAACATCGTCTTTGCGGGTGTCTGGGGGTCGCTGTTGGGGTCGCGCGCGTTCCGGGTGTCGGCGCCGATGAACAGCACCCGCCCGACTTGCCACGAGTGGTAGACCGCGCCGGAGGACTCTTCGAGGGCGTACGAGGGAATGCGTTGCCGGTACACGGCTTCGTAGTTGGCGCCGCCGGCGTAGGTGCGGTTGTGGTCGTTGGGGCCGCGACAGTGGTCATCGGGCAGGATCACTACCGGGCACGACCGGTACAGCAAGTGCTGTAGCGGCTGCGCCAGGACGTCGTTGAACATCCGCCGATAGTTCGCCAGCGACCCGCCACCGATGATGCCGTGATTCCCGCTGCCGAGGTCGTAATAGGAGACGTCGCCGCCGTGGATGCCGAACAACCAGCCCTCGGCGACCGCGCGCTGCGCCAGCAGTTCGAAGACCCGATGGTTGGTGAGTCGGTTGGCGGCCAGGACGTCGCCGACACCGGGTGTCTCGGGATTGAGACCGGCGCACGTCGAGGCCCAAAACGTGAAGTCGATCTGTTCGCCCGGCGCCCCGGGGACAGTGAGGAACGTGCCCGGGAACTGCGCGTCCAGGACGCCGTCGTGCTCGACTGCCCAGTGATACCGGGCGCCCGAGTCGAGGCCGGCGACCTCGGCGACAACGTACCCGCTTGCGTCGGGCGTGAACGGACCGACATACAGCGGGGCGGTCAGTGCGGGGTCGGCGTCGATCGCGATCCGCACCGGCGCCGACGATGTCACCGCAGCGGCGATACGGATGCTGTTGTGGGTGACGCCGCCGTGGATGGCGTTGATAAGGCTCACTCACACCACCCCCACTTGGTCGTACATGGATGACCGGGTGCGGTAGGCCAGTCCGAGCATGTCGCGCGGTTCATGAAGGATTCCCATATCAACGTCGGCGCACTCGCCCAGCAGCGTCATGAGCGTGGACAGGGTTTGCGGGCCCATGGGTTCGGTGTCTGCCAGGTTTCCCTTGGGTTGCAACGGGATGGTGTTTTCCAGGCACAGCCGTTCGATGCGCGTGCCAGCCGGTTCGCCGGCGTATCCGCCGCAGGCATTGACGGCGTCGGCGACGAGTGGCACGCTGTCGTCACCCCAGACCGCAACGTGCCCGAACGACATCGGTTCCTCACCAGCGGCAGGGTTGTAGGACAGCCGCACTTGTCCGACGCCTTGGTTGGCGAGGCCGGTGCGGGTGCCACCGGTGACCCGGACGCCATCGACGAGAAACGCCCAGTCGAGGTTGGCGCCGGTCTCGGCGACTTCGAACCGTAGGTGGTGCATGTCGTCGGTGAACAGCGGCGAATAGACGACGGTGCCGAGCAGGCTCGCCGACGACGTGGTGTCGCCGGTGAAGAACAGATACACCTCAACGTCGTTGAAGTTCGGTGTCATCGTCACCGACCAGGAAAGACGGTTGGCGACAGGGCCGAGGTCTCTGTTGCCGACGATGTGGAGCGTCGATGGTCCGGTGCCGCCGCCCGGCGATCGGCGCAGATGGTCGACGGCCCAGTGTTTCGTGGCCACCGGCATTCGTACGGGCCCGACGATTGTGGCGTTGGATTCGATGGCGGCCGCCGGGTCCAACCATCCGGCCAGCTCGCCGTTGCCGAACTTCGTGGCCGCGCTCATGGGTTGCATCGCGTGGATGCCGACGACGGGCGCGCCAACGGACGCGAGAGGCCCGGCGTCCATCGGCCAGTACGCCACCGGCCGCGTCGCGGGGATGTACCGGCGCGGCGCGGACAGCAATGGCGCGGTGCCCTGCCCGAGCCTGCGCATGATGCCGGCGGCCGTGATCGTCACCCATGCGTCGGCGCCCGACAGGTCCCACCGCTGCGGCCATGCCGAGACTTCACCGGTGAACCGGCGATATGTCACGCCCTGGTGGATGTAGCTGATGCGGATCGGGGTATTTCGTGCGATCGACCCATAGAACGGCGACAACGGGTTTCGAGGCGAGTACTTGCCCGCCCGGTTGTTCAACACGAGATCGCATGTGGAGGGTGACACGGCGGCGGATTCATTGGCGCGGCCGCGAGTGATCCGCACCGGGGACCGCTCGTAGACGTCGCCGGTGATGTCCACCCAGGCGCCGGCGGCGAACAGTTCGGCGAGCAGCTGCACGGTCATCGGGCACCACCCAACACGATCTGGACGTCGCCGCCGCGCTCCCGAACCGCCCGTGACAGCAGTTCCACCAACAGGTCATCCAACCGCGAACCGCCGGATTGAATGATGAGCTGAGTGGGGCCACCGCCCATGAGTCCACGGATACCGTGTGGCAGCGGGATCACCGCCTCATCGTGAGCGCCTTCACCGATCATGGCCAAGGTTGGGCCGGTGACGATGCCGCCCTTGGCCAACAGTGGGATGTGCGGGATGTTCGGGATGCTGATTCCGGGTACCTGGTTGGCGCCGCGTATCAGGACGTTGATTCCGTCGATCGCGGTGTTGATGAGCCCGATCGCCCAGTTGAGCGCGGTTTTCAGGCCATCGGTTATCCCATCCCACATTCCACTAAGGAACCCACCGATCTCGTCGATCGCGCCGGAGATCAACCCGATCAGGTCATCCCAGAGACCTTCAATCCAACCGGTGATGGCACCCCAGTTGTTGATGATGATGGCCAGCGGATGCCATTCGGTGATCAGGTTGATCACCCAGTCAATGGCGCCGGAGATGATACCGACGATCCAATCCCAGATCATCACGAAGAAATCCACAATGGCGCCCCAAACGGACACCGCCGTGGATCTGATCCATTCCCAGGCCACGCCCAGAAACGCAATGATGTCTTCCCAGTACACAATGCACAGAACGATGATGGCGATCAGCGCCATGATCGCCAAGACGATCCACACGATCGGGTTCGCCGAGACGGCGATGTTCCACAGCCATTGCGCGGCGGTGATGACGCCGGTAGCCACGGCACCGGCGACCATCGCGACGCGCTGCGCGATGAACCCGGCCGTGGCCTTTGCGGCGGCAACGGCGCCTTTGCCCATGGCGGTGGCATAGGAGCCCATCGCCTTGGCGGCCTTCCCGAGGGCGGGAATCAACAGGTTTTCGAAGCCGCTGGCGAGGTCGCCGATACCGGCGCCGAGGGTGAAAAACCCCGTGAACAGGTTGCCTTGGCTGATCTCGGCGACACCCACCATGGAGTCCTGGACACCCGTCATGGTGTCGCGGAACCCCATGGCGCGAGTGTCGACGTCGCCAGCGGTGTCGGCGTACCGATCCAACGAGTCGGATGAATCGTCGATGGCCTTTGTTGATTTCTCGGCCGACTTCTCCAGTTGGTCGAGCCCCGATTCAGCGTCGGAGATATCGGCGTCGACTTCGATGACGAGGGTTTCCAGCGTGGCCACGGCTCACCCCCTCACTGTCCTATTCGGGCACGGTGCCGCCCAGGCGTTTGGTGATGGATGTGATCGCCCGCAGCATGTCGTCGGGGGACTGTTGCCGGCCGCGCCGGTCGTAGTCGATCAGGAAATCTGAGATCTGTGCCTTGCGGGAGTTCTTACCCCGGTTGGCGTTGGCGATGGTCGCCGCGATCGTGGCGGCTTGGATGTCGCCGCGACGGTGCCCGAGCGGGCCCGCGATCTTCTCGTAGGTCATCCATTCGGTCAGCTCATGCGACGAGATACGCGCGTCGAGCTCAGCGACGGTGCAACCCAGCTCAGTGGCTAGGCGGAATCGGAATTGCCGCTCGGGGCGGCCTCGGAGTTTCCCTCAATCGCCGCCGTCTCAGCCTCACTCATGCCCGATAGCCGTTGCGCGACATCGAAAAGCCGTTGAATCGACTGCGCCGACTTCCGACCGAGAGCCGAAATCTCCTTGTCGCCGTAGAGGCGGCCGCCGTTCTCGTCGACCAAACACGTCGCCACGGTCCGCTCGCGGATGGTCTTCAAGGCGTCGGCGCGCACTTCGAACTTCTGGCCGCGCGAGGCGATCATGGTGGCCTCGACGGCCGACCGCTCGGTGCCGGTCATGCCGCGAACCCGGACGGTGCCGCCCCATTCGGGCATCGGCACGTCCTCGGTGTCGATGTCGGTGGCGGCGTCGATCTGTTTGCGACTCAGCAGCGCCATGTCAGACTCCCGTCACGGTCAGCTCGGGCTTGCCCGAGATCTTGAAGGTCACTTCGCGTTCCATCTTGTCGTCGATCGGAAATTCGTCCCCAATGGACGTGACCAGTCCGGAGAAATCCCAGGTGCGTTCAGCGGCGGTACCGGGAAGCATCACGACCTGATAGTCGCGTGCCTCGTCTTCCTCGAAGTCGCTGTCGAGGTTGCTGTGTCCGGTGTCGGCGGGGTCATAGTGGATCGTGATGGTGACTTCCCCGGCGTCCTTCAAGCCCTTGATGAACTCGCGGTATTTGTCCGGTGAGTCGTGCGTGGTCGTGTCGATGGTTTCCCGCGACCGCGACGGTCCCGAGATATTCGACACGTTGGCGATCGCGGTGAACGCCGACGTCGGGGTGGCCATGTCGGAGCGTTTGAACTGGGTGCCGAAGGCATCTACACCAGCCATTGCGGGTACCTCCTATGTGGTTTCGGTAGTAGTGACGGCGAATCGGATGGTGACGTGCCGAATCTCGGGGTCGGGGTCGGCGACGGTCAAGACTTGTTCGCGCCGAACCGCCACCAGGCGGTGCCCGGCGATGGTGAGTGCCTGGTGGTCGAATAGGCCGGCCACCCGGTTGGCGATGTTGTGGGCGGTGTCGGGGTTGCGGGATCGGTCCCAGACGTGCCAAATCACCGTCGTAGCCGAACCGAAGCTGTCGTGGGTGTTGTCGGGTGACTCGACCCCGAACCCGAACTCGATATATGGGAACGCGGCGCCCTCGGGTACGAACTGGTGGACGCCGGTCACCATGCCCATCAGAACGGGATCGTCGATCGCCTTGGCGTGCATGGCCGCGTTCAGCGGAGTGATCACCGACCCGCCCATCACGACGCCTTCATTTCGCGGTTGATCTCGGCGGCGATCAGGTCGGGCACGTCGGGTCGGACGTCGGCGGCCGCGATGTCCAGGTACGGGTTGCCCTTGATCCGTGAGTTGCCCTCATGCACCCAGGCGTGCCAGAACAGTTCTGGCTTCCAGGTGCCGACTTGGGCGCGGCGTCCATTCTTGGAGTACCGGATTTCCTGGCCCTTGGCCAGTTCCCCACTGTCGCGGGGCACCCGCTTCTCAACGGCCGACAGCATCGCCTCACCGACGGCGGCCACGCCGTCGACCGACCCTGCCTCGATCTGGCGTTGTTTCGTCGCGATCCCGGCCGACAGTTTCTTTCGGCCCTTCACGCGCACACTCGCGGCCATGGCTCACGCCCCTTCGTGTTGCGTCAGATGACAGTCGGCGCGCCGGTAGGCGGCCTCGGAGGGAGCGACGACGGCGGTGACCTCGTACACCTCGACGCCGTCGCGTAGTTCGTCGCCACGGGCCACGGGCGAGGCCGGATCGAGGTAGACCGCGTGGGTGAGTTGGGCTTCGGCCTGGGCTGCGGCGATCCGCTCGGCCGCACCGGGTTGTGACACCCGGGCGGTGACGTCGCCCTGGCGCTCCCATGTCGACTCGGTGCCGCCGGTACCGGTGGCGGTCTCGACCCGCCGCCAGTGCGCCAGGCGCCGGTTCAACAGGTGAGAGATCACGACTTGCCCTTGCCGCCCTTACCCTTGCCGGAATCCGCCGGAGGTTCGGCGGATGGCTCGACCGGTCGCGTCGGCTCGTCGGTGACGCGGGCCCACCGCTTCGACCGCGACATCTGGGTGAGCAGTTGCGCCCACTGCTTGGCGCGGCCGGGACGGTCGGCGCGGGTGGCGGGGTCGTCGGGCACGTCGACGACGCGCCCGGTCTTGGTGTTCTTCCACTTTGACATGCGTATGTCCTTAATGACCGGTGATGTCGTCGCCGGTCGTGATGGTCTCGGATGGCTGTTGCGGTAGCGGTACGCGCAGATCGATCGATCCGACGGGCAGGTACCCGACGGCGCGACGCAGCAGCTTCTTTTCCCTGGTGGTGGGTAGGAGGCTGGCGCCGGGTTGTGCCCCGGATGCATAGGAGTAGTCGCCGATCGATTCCTGTGCCAGACCGCGCGGGTTGGTCAGGCCACGCCGCACCATCGCCGCCACCACCGCCACCACGGCGCCGGGAACGTTGGGTGGTGCGACGTCGTCCAGATGTGGAGCCACGCAGGCAGCCGCCACCGCCGATGCGTCATCGATGGCGGCTTGTGCCTGCGCGGCGTCAAGGTAGGTGATGCCTCGCGCGTCCAGGTCGGCGATCGTGATGAGCGCGGCCATTACGGGCCCGTGGCGTCGGTGACCTTGTAGACGCGGTCGGCGTCGACGACGGCAGCACCGGCGAACGTCGACACGACGGACTGGTCGCGGAGGTTTCCGGGCGCGTACTGGAAGATCTGACGCAGGCCCAGACCGGAGTCGTTGACCGCCGCCGACTGCGCTGCGCCGGAGGGCGCGACCGGTGCCCGGTTGGCGAAGACGAACCCGCTGCGGTGGTAGAACACCATCGCGGCTCCTCCGGCGCCGCCGGTGAGGCCGGATGACTCCACGAAGGTGAACCCGTAGAGCTTCCCGATGACGGCGTTGCGCAGTGCGTTGTCGGTGCCGGAGGCGTCGACGCGCACGAACTTGTCCAGACCGAGTAGCAGTGTCGCGGCCTCGGGAGAGACTGCGGCGAACCGGTCGCCCGTGGGCACGTCGTTGCGGGACAGGGTTTCACGGGCGGCCAGGATCGCGGCTTCGGTGTTGGTGCCGTCCAGTGCGAGCGTGGCGTCGTCGGCCACCAGGTCGTTCATCGCGCCGGCCAGTTCGTCTTCGGCGCCGGTAGCGACGGCGGCGACCTGTGGCTCGGTGACCTGTGAGGCGAAGTCGACCAGTTGCATCGTCATCTCTTGGTCGGTGACGTTGACGCCGTCGTACAGGTGCACCAGCGACACGTCAACCGGTACCTCGGTGATCGAGGTGAAGTTGCCGGAGACGTCGGCGCCGGGTGTGGCCTGAATGTTGGCGGTACGGGGCTGCCGTACGCGCACGGTGATGGTGTCGCCGTTATCGCCGGCGAACTCGGTGCCGGGGACGCGGCTGACGGTGCTGGCCAGCGCCAGTTGCCGCCGAAGCAGCGGCACCATGAGGCTGGAGATTCCCTTGGCAGTTACCAGTGGCATGTTGATCGTCCTTTGCGTGGCCGCTGGCGTCTGCCAGCGGGGGGTTAGATGTCGCCGTGAGTGCGTTTCCACACCTCGGCGGCCAGTTCTTCGCCGCTGCGGGTTTCCCCACCGTCGGGTGAGGCACCTTCGCGGAGGTTTTCGCGGGGCCGACCTGTCGAGGTGCGGCCGGTGGTCTTGTCGTTGTCGGATGGTTTGGTGCCGAAGGCGTCCATCAGGTCGTCGGCGTCGGCTTCCATCTCTTCGCGGGTGGCGCCGACCAGGCGTCGCGCCTGCGCGGCGGTGAGTCCCTTTTCGGCGGCGACTTCCAGCCGCAGCGCGCGCGCTTCGGCGTCGGTGGCGCGTTTCTCGGCGTCGGCAGCCCGCTCGGAGGCGCGCTCCAATTCGGACTTGTCAGCGTCCTCAAGCTCCTTGAGCCGAGCCGACGCCGGTTCCAATTCCTTGACCCGCAACCGGTGCCGCTTGGCCTCGTCGTTGGCCTTGCGGAGCGCGGCGCGCATCTTCTCGATGTCGTTGGTGTCACCGTCGTCGGTGGTGGTGTCGTCAACCATCTCGGTCGGCTCAGTGGTGGTGTCGGTGGTTTCGGTGTCACCCATCGCGGGCTCCTTGTCGTGTGAGTTGGCCGCCATCACGGCGACACAGTGGATGGTTCGGCGAGGGCTGCGCGGAACGCCGCGACAGCCTCATGCCCGGTCAGTCCCTCGGTGGAGGTCTCCCACACGGCCCGGTATCGCTCCGAGTCCGGTGGGAGCCGAGTTTCCTTGCTGTACACCGGTTCGGTGGTACAGCCGTCGTGGTCATGGAACGAATCCCCTGCGGCGTCGCGCGTCTTGTACATCGGCCCTTGACCGGCGATCCGCGCGCACCAGTCGCACGCGGCGCCGCTGGTGACGCGCATCCACCCCAGGGTTCGACGGTCGCGACTGATCGCGGTGTCGATGAGCTCGCGGCCGCCGGCCAGCACCAGCCATCCGGCGGTACCGGAAAGCTTCACGAACCCGTTGCCAGCGGCGGCGCCGGGCGCGAACCCGGCACGTCTGGCTCGGATGATTCCGGCGAGCCCAGCGCCTCGGATTCGCCCGCCGGCCATCGCGGCCGTCGGCGGTTCGATCGACGGAAGTAGTGGTGTCTGCCCGGCGACGCCCTCGGCGGTGCGGAAGTTCGTGAAGTACCGGCGCGACAACGATTCCGACTCACGGTGTCGGGTCTGGACGACGAGGGCGGCGATGTCGGCGAACACTCCGATGGTGCCCACGAGGTTGGTGGGATCGACGGCGCGCCACAGAGTCGACAGGTCGGCTAGGAGCGCGGCCCGGACCGCCAGTTGCGCCAGGCGGTGAGCGGACGTCAGGGCGGCGCCGTCGGTGGTGGTGGCCATCGCGGTTCACCCCGTCGCGGGCGTGGCGGGTTGTGCTTGGCGGTCAAGTAGCGCGGTCAGGTCGGCCAGGGCGTCGCCTTGACCCGCCTGGGCTTCCCACTGCTGTAGTTCGTGCTGCGGGACACCGGGGACGCGTTGCCACAGCGCCCGAGGCGGTACCCCGAGGCCGGTGACGAGTTGTCCGAGTGCGGCGGCGGCTTCCGAGAGCGATCGGATGCGGGTGTCGCGCCATATGACGCTGCCGGAGGCGTCGGGTTGTCCGCCGGCCATTTCGGCGGCGAGGTTGAGTACCTGTTCGTGGGATTCGCCGATCATGGTGCGGTTTTCGTCGACGGCGGCGTGATGGCTGGCGCGTGCGGCTTCGAGGGCTTCGGCCGACAGGTTCACCATTTCGCCCAGTAGCTCATGTACGGGAGTTTGGCTGATCGTGGCGAGGTGCCGAATGGAGGCTTCGCGGGATTCGATGTAGCCGCGAAGGTCGGTTTGTGAGAACTCGCCGACTTTGATGTCGGCGGGGTTGTCTTCGAACATCATCAACTTCGCCGCACCCATGTTCAGGGCCTTCTGTTCGCTCTCGGCGAGCCATCCGATGATGTACCGCTGGCGGAACGCTCCATAATGCTGCGCCACTTGGAGACCGAACGAGGTGATGTTGATCTGGTCTTGCAGCGGCATCAACGGCTCGACGATGCCGCGTACCGGGTCGTCGAGGTCGTCGGTGTCGCGGTAGCGCACCACCGGGCACACCGGTTCACCGTCGAATGTGGCGCCGTGCTCGGCGGTCGCGGTGACGGTCAACTGGTCGGAGGTGTCACCGGTGGCCAGGTCGTACACCGTTGTGGTGTCGATGAGGCGCCATCCGCCGGGCCGACGAATCAACGCCACCGCCGGCCAGTCGTCGTCATCGCTGGAGTACCCGGCGGTGAGGGTGCGAGGGCTGGCGCCGCGCATGACCGGGATACCGCCGGTGCCCGGTAGGACGGTCACATAGGACGCGCCGTAGGCCAGGGCGGCGCGATGCACACCGATCTGTCGAGCGTCGAACCGGTTGCGCTGCCAGATGTCCCAGGCGGCCAGGTTGTCGGCCGATTCGGGTGTTTGGAACCCGTCGACGTACATGCTTTGTACGCGCGCGGCGACGACGTACTTGAGCAGGTTCACCCGGGACAGCTTCGCCAGTCGGACGACGTCGGCCGGCGCACCGGGCGGTAGCCCGCCCAGACTGCGTTCGTTGGGGTCGTCACGCAGATATTCAGCGATCACGCCCAAGCGGCCGCTGGCGGCGTCGCGCAGCTTCATCAAGTCCATAGCGGACTCAATGACGTCGGTATCGGTCATCGGCATACGGGTCACCACCTCTCATACGCCCATGGCGCGGCCGGTCTTCTTGCGGGGAGCTTTCGCGATGACGGTGCGGCGCACCATGCGAGCGCCGATGACGCACACCGCGCCGTCGATCTTCTTTGGACTGGATGGCGATTCCTTGCCGATCGATATGCCGTACCGGTTCGGTCGCCGCCTGGCGTTGGTGACGTGCCGCGCCAGGCGGGGATCACCGGAGTGCGTGAATTTCTCGTCGATGATCTCGGCGGCGCACAGTTCGGCCGCCTTGGTGAACTCGTAGAGGTTGCTGCGCATGTCCCACGCGATCGCCTCGGGGTGTTTCCCGCCGGGTACCGCCTTGACTCGCAGCGTCGATGCGTACCGCTGCGGCCAGTCCACTTTGGTGAACGATTCCCATTCCTGGACGTCGGCGAAGAACCCGACCACGTCGTACTGATCGAATGCGCGCGCCACGGCGTCGTTGACCTCGTCGACGGGCACGACGTCGTCGGTGTCGTGTGCCGGGTCGGGCTCCCACATGTCGATGACGAACACGTGACCGTCGGAGATGCAGCACCCGATGAGGGCGGTGGCGTCGCGCGATTTGGAACCGTCGAAGAACATGGCGATCTGTTCACCGTCGACGATGTCACGCTCGGGAGCGGCCAGGCGTGACCATTCGTCCGGTGTCACCCAGGCGTCGACGGCCGACGTCGGCCGGTTCCCGTATTTGCGTTTGGAGTCGTCGAGCTTGGCGCGTCGATCCAACACCCGCGCCATGATCGCGTCCAGTTTGATCCACCAGGTATCGGCATAGACCTCGCCGAGGCCGGCGCGAATCGAATCCGGGTCAGACCAATCGGTGTGCGGGGAGATCATCACGGCGTCGTAGAGAATCCGCGACGGGTTGACCGACCGGCCCTCTTCTTGGGCTAGCCAGGCATCCCATGTGTCTTCGGCGACCGAATCCTGACCGGGAATCCAGGCGTTCGACGTCTCCAACATGCGACTGTCTGACTTGGCGAGGTTGTCCGCCAGCGTCGACGCCAGTTCCACACCGCCGTTGCCGGGCTTCCAGTGCTCGGTCTCGTCGGCGACGACCGCCGAACCCTCGGCGCCCTCGGCTGCCGTGGCCGACGACGTGATGACCTCAAGGGTGCCTTCGGGAAGCTTGTAGTAGCGGGTCTTGCCGGGGTCCAGGTGGTGAGCCTCCACGACCGGCGATCCCTTGGGCGCGAACGCGCGCACCATCCGCATCGTGTTGCCGGTCTGGGATTCGGCGGTGGCTGCGATCTGTACCAACGGCATGTCCATCGCCTTGCCGATGACGATGCCGCGCTTGTGGTCGATGTCGGCGACGCGCACCCGCGCGCACAGCTCGGCCAGCGCGAACGCCGCCGCGAACGGCGATTTTCCCGACCCTTTGGCGAGACGGCGTACGCCGTGGTGGAACAGCCAACGGCCATCGGCGTCGACGGCGTACCACCACATCAGGAACCGCAATTGCCGCCGGGTCAACTGGAATGGCTTACCGGCGCGCGGCCCGTTGGGTTGAATCAACCACCGTTCCATCCACCACGCCGCTTCATGGCCCAGGGTGAGGCCGGGAAGTCCGGGCGGGAGGGTGTCGAGTCGGTCAGCCGGCGCGACGCCGGTAGTCGTCGATGTTGGGGACATCCGGGTGCGCCTCCGCCTCGCCGCCACGTTCCAGCTCGACGCGGGCGCGCCGCCGATCGCCCTCGGTCACCAACAAACTCGTCATGGCGCGCAGGTACGCGGCGAGGTTGGTGCCCTTGATTGGCACCACCGCCATAACCGGGTCCCCACTGTCACGGTCGACACCTATGGGTTGCGGCCGAAGGTCACGCGACATCGATTCGGCGATCACGTACGCCGTCGCCCAATCGGACGGCTCATAGAACGCGGCTTGCCCGGACTCGGCCAGCGCCTCATACCAGCGTTTCGCGGCAGGGTGCCACTTCACATTGCCCGCTGGCGGCTCGACGGTGGCCGCGCCCTCGGCGGTGGTCACCGGTACGTCGGTCTTGTTGCGTCGACGGCGTTGCGTCGACCGTTTCGGGACCGGGCCACCAGATCCAGGAACACCAGACACACGAAATCCCCTTACTCTCCGTGATGAAAACCGGGTTTCCCGAGATTCATGACCCGTACAAAATCCTTGGCTCTAACCCCCTCCGGTCGCCAACCCCCCGGGGGGGAGGGGGTCAACGTGACCCAGGGTGAGGATCGGGCGGGCGACGCCACCGCGAAGCCGCAGCTCTACCGGCCTGTCCGGCGGTGCGGTGGCGGTGGCATACGGAACAGACACCGCGCAGCATCTCTAGCCGGTGATCATCCGGTGCGCCGACGTGGTCGACCTCGGTGGACGGGTCGCCATAGCAGTGGGTGCGCAACGTGCATACCGGATCGCGGGCCAGTACCGTCGGCTGGCGGTGCCGGCGCCAGTCCGATGGGAGTGGGCTTGTCCGCCACCGCGTGGTCATCGGTGGATGGGGCAGCCTGCCCAGGGGTCAGGGAGTGTGCAGTAAGGACAGGTCGACATCGTGGTGTCCTTCTGGTGTGCGGTCTCGTCGACGTTCGATCCGTCGGGTGACCAGGTAGTTGCCGGTGATGATGGCGGCCAGCACGACCAACACGAAAGCGATCACTGGGTGTTTGACTGTGGTGTATCCGATGGCTATGCCGAGCGGGAACGACACGAGGATGTACAGGGCCCGACGGATGACGGTGGCGTTGATGCGGTTCTCCCATGGATGACTCAGGTGCCGGGGATCGTGCCCGTGTCGCGGCCGGTATCCGTGGCTCGACGTGGTGCCGAGACGGCGCGATCTGGGTTCAGGGCAGGGAACATCAGCGCTATCCACAGTGTTGCATGCGTCCCGCAAGGTCGTCAACGCGGTTGACTATCTGGCGGATGTGGCGTGCCCTGTGGTGGTGGCGCGGGTCGGTGGAGCGACACCCCGAAGGATGTATAACGGTGCCCCGCCGACGGTGCCTACAGAGAGTGAAGGCGTATCGAGTGTATCCGGTGACCACCAGCGACGCCCTGACGTAGCCGGATAATCTAGACAGCTTGGACCTAACCGGTTGATCGGTTGGGTTGCAGTTCAGGGGAAAGGGGAAATGACGTGGCGGAACGTGAAAACGACGAGTACCGCAACAAGATGGTGATTCGCAGAAGTGACGACAGATCGGAAGAGTTCCGAGGGCGCCGGAAGGTTGCGGGACGTCGCCCGGTCATACCAGATATGAAGGGGGGACCGTTTAAGTCTCAGTCGTCCGATACATCTGAACCAGTTTCCTCCGCTGGGGGCGATGAAGACGAGTCGTCTACTCGGTAGTACACGCTCATCCGCTGAATGCGGGATGCCGAGACGCAGACGAAGTGACTGTCGGTGGCTTCGGGCTTCCCGTCCGGTTTCGTTAGCTTGAGTGGTTTTCCCAAGATGATGTCGCGGTCATTGGTCTCGGTACTGGCCATGTTGAAGTTATCCACAGTGCCTTCCGCCCGTGAACCGTCGTCAAGTATCAACAGGACTTGCGGAATGAACTCAGCATTATGTTGACGCTTGAGCGATTTCGGTTCTCCTTCGAACATGTACCACCAGGACGACATTGTCGCGGGACTCGGTGAAACCAACTTGTTGATCAGCGCGGCGGCGGTCATAGCCAAGGCCGTCGCCGCGCCGATCAACAGCAGACACCAGACAACGATCAGTGTGAAATCTTGGCGGAGGTATGAGGGTGCGTTTGCTAGAAGTGCATCGATATCGAGGGCGAACCCTGGAAAGAGCCACGCGGCGATGACCAGAATGCCCAGAGCTGCGAGATCGGCGCTGAGACCGGCCGTGATTGCCCGGACCGTGTCGCGGAACGCCGAGCGGTCTTCAGTTGGGGTTTCTCGTTCTCGGACGGTTACGTATGCCATGCCCGGAATCAGCAGAAGCGCGAACAACAACAGGCTGGTGAACGTACTCGGCATTTAGGACAAACCCTTCTCGCTGTTGTGACAGACGGCCCTGTTCATTGTCTGCGCATGAGTTTTAGCGCGTCCCCTACCCGGTACAGCGGTCTTCCGTTGTCATCGTGGCAGTCGGCGACCAGGCGGCCGCGTTTGATCCATGATCTGACCGTGGCGCCGGGTAGGTGTCGGCCGTCCACCGCCACGGCCGCCGCGATCCTGGCCGCCGGCACCACCTGAACGGCGACGCGCTGCATCAACCACGCCCGTCGCTCGACAACGTCGTGTCGAGCCGCGCAGGCCCGACAGGTCGCCGAATCTGCGCCAGCCGGCGCGTAGATCGCCTCGGCGCACTCGTCGGCGTCGACATCGCCGCACGGTCCCAGATAGACCATGTCGCCCAGGCCGTCGACACTGCGCCGCAACAGGTCGCAGGCGTCACCCAGTTCGTCCCATGCTTGGGCGGCGTTGTCGCGGTGCCGCAGCCACGGCACCTGATCGGCCAGCCACCGCGCGACGGCCGCGAACGTCACCTGACGCGCCGGGGCCGGGTATCGAATGACGTTGCAACTGCGATGCAGGCAACGCACCTCATCGCGGCATATCGGGCCGCGCGGCCGCGCTGGCCGTGCCACCACCGGCGGACCGAACCCGCGCGCGGTGGCGATCTCCCGCGCCCAGACACCGAAGGTGCCGCGCACGGCGTCACCGGCGTAACTGACCCCCAGGCGCAGCGGCAGGGCATCACCGTCGCCGACGCCGTGCCCGCCGGTGCGCATCCGACGGGCAATCGCATCGGGAAGGTGGGCCGCGTGCTCGGCGGCGTCACGCAACCGCGTACCGAGGCTGTTGGCACAGCGGTGACACACAAGGCCGGCGTCGACGACTCGGCCACCGCAAACCACGCACTCACTCACGCGGCATCACTCAGCCCGTCGAACATCGTCGGGTGCACCGGTGGTGGGGTAGGTCGGGCGACGAGGCCGGCACCGTAGAGGCGGTGCCAGATCATCGCCTCACCGGCGGGCGTGATGTAGGTGACGCTGCGAGATTCAGGACCCGCAGTGCGCCGAATCGTAGTCACCTTGACTTCAAAGTATCCGCGTCCCATCCATCGCGCGTATGGTTCATTCCGGCGGTGGCCACGCTGCATCAGCAAGCCTTCGGCCCACAGGAACGCCCGTAGATCTTTCTCGCGCATACCGAACCGTTTGGCGACGGTTGACACGTTGGACAGTCCCGTGGTGTCGATGGTGTGGCGGGCGCGTTCGGCGTCGGGTTCCTGCTCGGCGGCGCGGGCGCGTTCGGCGTCGCGCTGCTCGACGGTCGCGGCAAGCTCACGCAGTGCCTCGGGATACGACAACGGCACGGGGGCCGCGTCGGCCAGGGCGTAACCGCCGGTGCGTCGAATCGACGGGATCACCTCACGGGTGACCCACCGTTTGAACTCTCGCGCACCCGGTACTTGGCTGCCCAGAATCGATGAATAAAGGCCGGCCTCGGATATGACGGTCACGTCCTGGTCGCCGCCAGGGGTACGCGCTGAATGCGTACCCCTGTCCTCGGGGTCAAGGCGCCGAGTCATGTCGGATGCCATCCGGTAGCCCAGGGCACGGGCGACATCGCCAGCGACGAACCACGGGGCGCCGTCGATGACGACGGTGCGGATCGATTGGCCGGTGCGGTGAGTGAAGCGCTGCAATGCAGACATTGAGACTCCTTCGGGGATGGTCCCGGCCACCGCCGTCGCGGCCGGGCGAACGGGGGTTAGTCGGTTGGCGGGTATTCGATGAAGACGGCGGCGTGGCGTTCGTCGAGGTTGACCGCCGCAGCGGCGATCGTCTCCACGAGGCTGCGATAGTCCCGGGCAGCGTTCTCGGCCGCGCGCACCTCGGCGACGAGTTCGTCGCGGCGTTTGAGCACGCCGTGCAGCCACTCGGCGGCATTCAAGAGCCCGTCGAGCTCGTTACGCAT